CTGCGTTCCTTTCTCAATGAGCGCAGGGCCGCCGCTGAAAGTGTTGGTTGCATCGAGGAAGGCTTTCTGCGCGGCCTGAATTTCCCGCGTGTAGGTCTGCCAGCCGATGGCTCCCAGGTCGAGCATCTTGTTCGCGTCCTGGATCCGGGCCTCGAGCGCCTCTTGCGGCGTCCGCAGCGCGGCCGCCAATTGCTCGCCACGTGCCCGCAAGGCGTCCATCGCTTTGAGCTGCTCATTCAACGCGTCGAGGTCTGCAAGGCCGGTTGTCGGCTTTCCTGCATCCAGGCCGGCCTGGATTTCGTCGCGCATCGTCTTGATGCGATCGGCGAAGGACGCCGCCCAATCCGCCTTCTCCAGCTCGTTGACCCGTTTGTTGAAATCTACAAATGCTCCGTGCAATCCGGCCGCCGCGGTCTTCAGATCCTCCTGGGCGGGCAGGAACCCAAACGCCGTTCCGGGAATCTTCACGGTGTCTGGAATCATTGCCAGCACGTCGGCCACTTCGGCCGCCCCGCGGAGCAAGACGGCCTGCGTCGCCGTCCAGTGAATCGCAATCTGCTGAACCACGTCCAGCACGACGCCGGCCGCCGCGGCAATGCCGCCCAACTCGCTACTGAAGCCGGCCGCCTGTCGGCCGCCTGTCGAGAACAAGTCCGTCAGACTATCCGCTATCACGGTCAACGTCGGTGCCAGGTCGATCGCCAAGGTACGCGTCAAGACTCCCGTCGAAAGTCCAAGCCTGGTCATTGCGTCATTCGCGATTTCGACCTGTTTGAAGTCCATTTCGGAGAACGTCAAGCCGAGTTTCTCCGCGTCGCGTTGCATGCTGCGAAGCGTGTCCGAGCCGCCCGCCATCATGAGGAGCATGTCAGCGCCAGTTCGACCGAAGAGCTGCGTGGCGATGCGTACCCGATCCATCGGACTTTCGACGGTCTCGATCGCATCGGCCAGCACATAGAGTGCCGCGTCCGGCCGCATCGCCGCGAGCGATTTTGCCTCAAGTCTCAGCTCTCGCAGCACGTCCGCCACCGGGCCGCCGCTGGTGGCCGCGGTGGAGAGATTTCGCGTCATCTTCAGCAACGAGGTTTCCAGGTTGTTCAGTTCAATCCCCGACAGATTCGCGCCGTGCTGAAGGCCGACAAACGTCTCTGTGTCGATCCCCAACTTGCCGGCCATTTTGCCGATTTCGTCGATGCTCTACATCTCGGTGCGGAGCATCCGGAAGCCGACCACGGCCGCCCCGGCCACGGCCGCCCCGGCAGCCGCGGCAACCGTCGCTGTGGTCTTGAGGCCGGATTGCAGTTTGGTCATCACGGACGTGGAGTTGTCTACGTCGCGTGAAAACGTCTTGATTCGGTTCGTCGCATTCGCCACGCCCGTGTTGAAAGTCGAAGAATTCAAGCCGAGATTGACCGCAAGCGATCCAATGACCATGATTATTTCGCCTCCTGCTCAATTCCCTTGCGAAGTTCGTCCGCAATCAAAGTAGTGTTGCTCTTCACGGTCGCATCGAATGCCGGCCGCAAGAAGGGGTGTGCTTCGGCCGCGTGGGGCCCGCCGTGGCCGAATTCGACCAGGTGGGCGATTTTCGCCGGGTCATGGACTCGGCCGTTGTCGTCGACGGTGCGGAAGCCGCTACGCGGTCCGACGATCGCGTAGACGCCGGACTTGTAGGTGCGCGGCTTGAAGCCGAGACTCTTCTTGAGCTGTCCAGACCGCTTCGGACATTTCTCCTTGGCCGCCTTGACCAACCGCCGGGCCGCCTTTGCGATCGCCGCCCGAGAGTGTTTCTTCTGGAGCTTCACGGGAAGCTGGTTCAGCTTCGCGATAAGCTGGTCATGTCCTTCGAGTTTCACTGGTCGCCCTCCTCGTGAGCTGGATCCGCCTTGACGCGTGCCTTGATGTCAAGGAGGAAGCTGGTCTTGATTCTCGTCGCTTCGTCATCAGTCCGGGCCGCGTCCATTCGCCGACGGAAATCTTCGACCTCAAGCGAGGTCGTGTAGCCTTTCCGGACCATCTCGCGGAAGAACTTCGCGATCTCGCCGGCCGGGTCACGCTCGACCTTGCGGCGGAATCGCTCCAAGGCTCGCTGTTTCTTTGCGTGTCGTGTCATCGTGCGAGCCTCAAACGCCGTTTGTTGGGTAGTGGAGGCGGAGCCGCTCAAACCCAGCCATAGCCTGGGCACGGCTCGAAGCCTCAAGTCTCAGCAACGGATTCGTCCGGAGCATTCCGGACCGCTCCGTCTTGACGAGCAGGCCTTGCTCTGCGATCTGCTGGCGGGCCTGATCGGCCCGATCGAGAGCCTCGAGCGCCGCCTGCAGAATCGCCAGCCGCGGGCCCGACCATCGGCCGCCGCTCGTCACCTCCGCCCAGAGTTCCTGGCACCGCCGCGACAAATGGCCCGGCGCCTTGACCGTTTTGGATGCCTTCGCTGCCATCGAACAACCTCAACTTTTCGATTCCAGAATTTCTTGAAGAGAAAACGCCTCGAAAAACGCGCCATGCTGGCGGGGCGGTCTACAACCGCGACTCTCCAGAGATTTACCCCCCCTACCCCCCCACGCCGGGGCCGTGGTGCCGAGCCCGACCAGCCGGCCGCTGGGCTCCTGGTCTCGATCGACCGGGCCGCGGCGGATGCCGTCGCGACCGACCAGGCGGAGCCGCCTGCGAGCCTCCGCAACGCTCATGCCACCGCGGGCCTGGCTCGCAGGTCTGGTTTGCTGGTCGAAGTTCTGGACCACCAGGCGAGTGAAGTCAGGATCGCAGACCGACAGGCCGGTATGGCACCTCAGCAGAGTTGCAGAAGTGCCGGGGAATGCCGGTTCTCGGTCGAAGAGCAGTGAGATCTCGGCCACTCGCGTGCGTTCCACCGCGGCATGTCCGCCGCCGTACTCGGCGGTATCGGCCGATCGAAACCGAAAGGACCCGGAAACGCCGCGGCATTCGCCGCGCTGAAGCTTGTTCGTGACGACTCGCCCGAGAACCGTGTCCGGCAACCTCGCTCGGAAGTGCAGGCCGCGGTCATCTGTCCAGAGAAACAGACTGCCGGCTTCACGGCTCGCGAGAACCTGCCCCGCGTCGTCTGCGTCGCCATCGTAATAGTGATTCACCACCAAGCTGCAATCAGTATCAGGGACGCTGGAGAACGCGTCACGATAGAAAGTCAGAACCTCATCATCCGGGCCGCCATTCGGCCGCCCGCCCTTGCCAACGGGACAGGCGATCCCCTGAATCACGTAGGGCAGCCGTTGTGCGAGAACGAGACTCTCGGCCGCGGTCGACAGATTCGGCTTCGCCGTGGCCGTGAGAACTCTGCGTGCCCGTGCGATGAATCGGTGGGCTGTTTCTGCCGGCGCCCCTCCTGCCCCGAGCTGCTCGCGAAACCGCCGCTCAACAGTCGCTCGATACTGCGAAACCCGAGCCCGGCCGAGAGCTGCGACCGTGTTCGGGATGCCGTAGACCTTCTGATTGTTCTTCATGGTCTCAACTCCATTTCGTAAGAAATACCTCGTGGCCCAAAGCCCCGCCCGGCGAATCACACCGGGCGGGGCCGGATCCCACACCAGCAAGGAGAGTCAAAGGTAGCCGTACCGTTTCAGCCGCTCCCGGAACGCCGGCACATTGACCCTGCGGAGCAAACCGAACAGCGCGGCGGTTTCTGTGGATTGGGGGTTAACGCAACCTCCACTGCCGGCTACAAAATGCAGACCCTCGTCCTTCAGGCCGCGGATCCAACTTTCCTCGGCTCGAACCGCCGCAACCAGGTCCGTCAGGTGCTCCGCGATCGCCGCAACGAGCTGGCGGTGTTCCGGCTGCCGGCTCGCGACAACGGCCGCGGAGGCCAATTGCCACAGCCGCGAATACTCAGCCTCCGCGATTTCACAGGCCCTGCTGGTCGCTTTCAGCTCGGCCTCGAGGCCGTTGAAAGTCTCGCGGCGATGCGCCGCCACCTGGTCAAGGTCTTCGCCGGTCAGGATCGCATGAGCTGCTCGGTCCACCTTGCTCATCTCGATTTCTTTCCGCCTGCCCGCATCCATCGCTTCGAGCATCGCGGCCTCGAGTTCAGCCTTTTTTGCCCTGACTCGATCGAGCCGCTCCTTGCTCTCGGTGTAACCCGGGAAGTCGTCCAGGGTCTTCACTTCGCCGGCCTGGGTTGTTTTCGTCTTCGCCATCGCTTCATTTCCTTTCATCGTTTCAAGTCAATCCTTTTCGCCGCGGCTCCTTCGCCCGGCTCAGTCCTCAATCTCTGCGTGTCGCTCGCAATACCGGCCGATCTCTCGCCGGTCGCCCTCGATCAGCTCAACCTCGCAGGTCGCAGGCCTCCGGCAGCCCACAACCTGGCAGATCTCCGGTTTCTCGCCGGCGGGCTCGGCCGCGGCCTGGTCGAAGTCGGCCAAGTCAAGGGCCTGGAAGGCGCCAGATGATTGAACCGGCTCGCCGGTACCAGCCGGCGCTCCCAGCTCTCGGACGGTCACCTCGATGTCCGAATCCGAATCGTCGTAATCGTCGAAGTCGTCCGCAAACATGGCTCAGCTCCGTTTCTTCGATTGCTTGCGATACGCCGCGATGGCGACCAGGCAGAGCATCGCGCCGCTGAACAGCACGGCCATCGGTGGCCACGCCATCCACAGCCCCACGGCGATCGTCGCCAGGCCGCAGAGCATCAGTAGGAGAATCGCAAGGTCGGTCATGTCGGGATCTCCGCGGGCAGCCGGGGGGACGGTGCTATTTCGTCAGGTCTCTTCTGCGTTGCGTAGCAAGGCCGGAGACAACCTTCTTGCTTTCGCCGGTCAATCGAGTGTCTCCGCCGGCTTGTTTCGCTACGGGGCCGACGTGGGCCCGCTCCGTGCACTCGGCCAGCTTCTTCTCGTACTCGGCGATCAGGGCAACCTGGTCTGCGTCGGGGGGTGCCTGTTGGTTCTCGGCCGCCTCGTCCTGCCACGGCTGGGTGTCGAAGAGCAAGTGCTGGCCGTGGTCGACAACGAAGGCGTCCGCGTCGATCGTGTCCGGTTCATCGGTCGTGATCCCGGTTGCCGTTTTCCAAACTTCGGCGAGCAGCTTCCTGACTGCCTTGCCGCGAATCGCGTCTTCACCCATGCCTGCGTTGACCCGGACGGCGATCCGCTCATCGAACGGAGCGCCGTCGATCTTCTTCCGGATCTTGCGAATCTCGCGGAGTTCGCCCGCCTGGACCCATGCCGCGATGGCGTCGACGTAGGCGTGCCCGCCTTTCTGTTCGACGCCTCCCAGGTGGATCTGGAAGTTGGTGATGTCCTTAGATTCCTGGATCTGACGAACGAAGTAGTTCTTGGCCAGATACAGCCGGCCGATAATCACGTTGATCTCGTTGTTTGTCAAACGGGCGCCGTGAATCAAGGCGTCGAGAACCACCTCCCGGACAGTTGCCAGCTCGTAGCCGCCTTCCTTGTTCTGGTCGGTCAGGAAGCCCGTCGCTCGGCCCTGCAGAGGCATAACCGCTTCCCGCATCACCTCGTCCGTAAGCGCGTCACGGATTGCGTTGAGCGTCCGCGCTGTGAGCAGCGTTCGCCGGAGTGCGTGGCCGGCAACCTGTTGGATCTGAACTTCGTAGGCCTCGGTGGCCTTTTCGATGGCGTCAAGTTTGGTTTCGATCGTCGTGAGTTCGTTCGGCATCGTCGATTTCCTGCGAAATGGTTCCTGATTTGTTTGGTGGCGGAAGCTTAGAACGGTGGTTCCTCTTCCGCCTCGCCGGCCGCGGCCTGGTCGACGGCAGCCGCGGTGCCCGTGGTCAGCCAAACAACCGCCGCTCGACCGCCAGCGGTCGATCGCACGTCGCCGCTGTCGACGATGAAGCCGGCCTGTTGCAGCTCTCGCCGGCGGGGTCGCTGCGTGTCCCCGGACATGTTCAAGCCGGCCTGAATCTCCAGGTCCGTCGCGCCGGCGGCGCCTTGCCGCTGGATGAATTCCAGGACCCGGGCCCGAAGTCTTGCCGCCGTTGACCTGATCGCCACGCCGGCCGCCCGCCTGGTGACGTGGGCGTTCGCACATTTCCGCGGGGAAGGATCCGCGGTGGCTGTCGGGGAGTCGAATAGTGATAGCTGCGTTTCCATGCCTCGCCTCAGCTCCATGCGTCGAATTCGGAATAGCGGGCCGGCCCCGGGGGATCGCTGAACCGGCCGGTAGGCCCGTCGAACGACAGGTGATATTCTCCGCAAGGTCCGTTCCGGTTCTTCTCGACATACAGAAATGCTTTGCCCTTCGCGTCGGGATCATCACGGTCAACGCGCTCCGGTCGATGGAGGAAGGCGATCACGTCGGCGTCTTGTTCGATGTCACCGGATTCTCGCAGATGGCTCAGCCGCGGCCGCGTCTCGCCCTTTGCTTCGGCCGCTCGCCCGAGCTGTGCCAGGCAGAGAACCGGGACCGCGAATTCCGCCGCGATGTCCTTCAGGTCGGCCGTCATCTGCGCAACCTGCAAGTATCGCGTCTGCCGCGGGTCTGCTGGTTGAAGCCGCGTCAGGTAATCCACCACAACCAGGTCGAGAGAGTGCTTCTGCCGGCGGAACATGACCTCCCAACGGATCTCGGCAACCGTCATCCGCGTCCGGTCGACCAGGTGGAGGTACTGAGCCGGCAGATCCAGGTTGCCCGTGACGAGCCGGCTCCGGTCATTGTGGCTCAGCAATCGGCTGCGGATGGCCTGCAAGCTGACGCCGGCCCGATTCGCCAAGATCCGCTCGGCCAAGGATCTCGCCGACATTTCGAGCGTGACGATCAACGCGTGCCGGCCGTGGTCTGCGAAGTGAAGGGCAATTTGTGTTGCGAGCGCCGTCTTGCCCATCGAGGGACGCGCTGCAAGGATCGACAGTTCTCCGGGGTACAGGCCGCCGATTTCGGTGTCGAACGCCTGGAAGCCGATCGTCCGGCCGATGGGCTGGCTTGCCGGCTCCGCCAGGTCCTGGAGCGTTTGCGCGAACAGAACCGGCGTGTCGATCGACTTCGGCTTGTCGGCCCTGGTGACGGCCAGCAGACGCTCCGCTGTGCTACTGGCGATCGCCGCGGGGGCCTGGCTATCGTCGTAGGCGTCGACCAGGACGCCGGTTGTCTCTCGAATGAGCCGGCGGCGCTGTGAGTGCCTCAGAACGATTTCCGCGTGGTTCGCGACGTTGGACGGGATGCCGGTCTCTCGGAGGATCTCGGTCAAGTAGGCGTGCCCGCCGATCGCCTCGAGGTCTCCGTTGCTCCGCAGCCGATCCAGAAGGAGAACCTCATCCACTCGCGAGCCGGCCGCGTACAGTCCGAGAATGTGTCCGAAGAGCCGGCGGTGTGCGTCGACGTAGAAATCATCGGCCCCGAGCTGCTGGGCGATCTCGGGCACCCTGGATGGATCCAAGAGCAGGCAGCCGATTGTCGACCTTTCGGCCGTCGCGTCATGCGGCGGAAGTCGATCGAGGATCTCGGAGTTGACGGGGGACCGATTCATTTCGAGTGCCTCCGGTCCGGCCCGTCGAGAGGAAACACCGTTCCCGCCGTCAGCCGGCTGAAGATGCGATCGTCGAAGACTTCGGCCAACGCCGGCGGCTCAAGATTCGTGATGTAGATGGCGATGTTCCCGGCGTGGAATTCGCGTTCGTCGAGCATCCGCTTGACCACCGAGTAGGTCAACTCGTTCGTCCGCCGCTGTGCCAGCTCGTCCAGGATGACGAGAGCCTTGCCGGCCAGCCGCTCCCACTCGACCGCGACTTCGGCGGGTTGGCGCTGCATCGTGAAGTCCGCGAGCGAGTCAACAGAGTGGTAGGCCGCGGTGTCGGCGAAGTCGGCCAAGCAGAGCGCCGCCCGACTCTTACCGGCTCCGACGGCACCGTGGAGAAGCAGGGGCCAAGGTGCTTCCCCTGCGACCAGTTGGCGGAACATGTCGACCAGTCGCCGGTCAACCTGGTTCATGCCGCGGGGCAGGCCGAGAAGCAACCGCCGTTCAGGCCGATCCCGCAGTCTGAGCTTGGCCATTCGCGCCGTATCGGCTGTGCACTCGTGTTGGGTCAGCAGCTTGTCGAAGTGATTTTCCATTGCCGTTTCGACCTCCGCGTTCGTCCTGCGCTTTCGACAGCCAGGTGTTCAGGAATCGGGGCATGCCCTTTGGGGTCTTGCGCTTTTCGGGGTTGTCCTTGCACCACTGCCGCGCCTTCCGGCATTCGGCTACGATGTCCAGACCGGGGAAGGCTTCGGAGTACTCGTCGACCTTCGATTGGGTCAGGTGCCAGGTCTTCGCGCCGGTTCCGACTGTTGGAAACTCCAACACAACCGGCTCGGCCTTCAGCTTGGAGCCGTTCGGAGAAGGCTCCGAGCAAAAAGACTCCGAAGGAGTCTTTGATACTTCTTCTCTTCTCTCTTCTTCTCTGGTCACGCTTGCGTCACGGTCGACCGTGACAGGTGTCACGCCTCGCCGTGACTTGCGTTGCCGCTTCTGTGCGCTTGCTCGCGTCTTGGCTGTTGTGCCGTTGTGCTCGCAATAATCAGGAAATTTCACGAAGTCGGCACCGATTTCGAGCCAGCCCACGGCCTCTAACTCCCGGCAGAAGCCGGGCGTTTCGGCGAAGACATCGAGCGACTCAGCATCCATTTCGAGCAGGCCGTTCTCGGTCGCGTGTTGGTCTGCAACGGTCCACACTGCATGCAGTGCGCCAATGACCGTGACACGTGTCACGCTCAAGCGTGACGCGAGTTTGACCACCTTCGGATGGCTCGATAGGTTGCAGCGCATCTTGATCCAGTCACCGCTCATCGGTCAGTTCCATCTGCCTGTTGGGGGTCCTCAGACGCCCTGCCAGTTTGTTCAAGCTGATCGACGGCATCCAACGGAATGCGTCGACGCCGCCCCATCTGAATGACCGGGATCTCTCCACGACGAATCATGCCATCGATCGTGTACCAGGATACCTCGAGGTACTCGGCGGCCCTCTCGACGGTCACGGTCAAGGGACGGTTACTTCTCATCGCCGTGGCCCCCATAGCGTCCATTCTGGGTGGAATCAGGTGCGAAATTTGCGCACCTCCCAACACGCAAGTTCTCATCGCCGTGGCCCCCATAGCGTCCATTCTGGGAGCGTTCGCGCGCCGCGCTGCCCCGGCTACCGCGGGTCTCGCCGGCCGATCCGAGTATCAGCGCATCGAGCTGGTGACGGTCAATGAGGATCTTGCCGCGGACCGGCCGATGCGGAGTCAGGTCTCCGCGTTCGATCAGCCGGCGCAGGGAATCCTCGCTCAAATCGCAGTACAAAGCAGCAGACGCGATGGAATAGAACCGCTGGTGTGGCTGTGCCAACAACGCGTCGAGCCGCTCCGTGATCGCCTGGAGCGCCTCGACGTCAGTCACCGGTAGTGGCCTCTACGGGCTTCGCTGATTGGAGATACTCTTCCACCGCTGCCCATGGAATCCGTCGACGTGTCCCGAGCATCACCACGGGAAACACCCCAAGATTCACCATCTTCCGAATAGTCGGCGGAGAAACTCCGATCCGTCGCCCGACCTCCGACATCGAGCCAGTTTCCGCTTGCTGTACTTTGCACCGCATGACGCTTGTCCTCCTCGAAAGAAACTGACACAACCTTCTCAATCAGTTGCATCGGACAAACGTCTAAATAAATTCGCCCACTTTGTAATTTTTTCCTGGAGTGGGGGCTGACCGATCCCCGAAACCATTCGAGGCG